GTGCGATGGTGAATCGTTTGAACTTCACCAGCATGATACCACTTTAATGGATTGTCATGTTCTAATTGACAAAGACGAAGAAAAGCACCTTGTTGATTACGAGCATATTGTTTCTCTTGATGTTCACGAGTCCGGGCGTCAGTAAGTGATTTATTATGTCTGATGATGAAATCTGTGGTGCGCCTCTGAAGACAAAAGACGCCAAGTGTGATAGAACAGCTACTAAAGACGATGGCAGATGTGGCTATCATACAGAGATTGAAGAAGAGCAGAATATGGACCGGAATTGGAAACCGGCCCTGAAACATGGACTCAATCAAAATCGTGGAGGGTATTACAAGTCTTTACCCGATGAAGATAAAAAGTTCATTGACGCTATTGCGAAGGATTTGATTGAGAAATCTTACTTCGATGAGGAAGATACTTCCGCTGTAGAAAAGCTTCGGCAGGTGGCAGTTGACATTCATCAGAAGAGACGTGCTGATGAGTATATTGCTCAGAAGGGTTTGACACAAGAGAAGGACATTGGCTTTCATGAGGATCACGGGATGATTACTCAGGAAGAAGAGAACGTCCTTATGATTACCAAAGATAGACTTTCTCGTGAAGCACGCATGACTTTGAAAGATTATGGTGTTCTCGATCATGAACATGACAAAACTGAGGAAGCCGCTAAGTCTGTCATAGAAAGTCTTTCAGAAGAATGAGTATGCAAGACGAATTCTCTGAGTTGGAATATAAGAACTACCAAGACGAGTTTTTATCTGATTGGTGGTCACGAAAAAAGCTATTCAAGGGAATGCGTCAATCGGGTAAAACCACACTCATTCTTTGCGAAATGAATCGTTTCTTGAACCGTGGAATGGATGTTCTTGTTCTCGCTCCACGGCAAAATCAAGCTATGAATATTAAGAAGCGTTATCAGAACCATTTTGGTGAAGTTCCTGATTGCGATATAACTTCTTTCGCAACGAGATTGAAGGGCGCTCATTATGACGTTGTTTTAGTTGATGAATCTCAAGAAATGAAGATGGAAATGTTTGATGAGATTCGCTCTCTTCGTCCTATGTTTTTAAGAATGACTTCTGATCAATCGGGAGTAGGAGAACAAGTAGAGTCTTTCTGCGATTCAATTTATCAAGTTTAGGTCTTTTAGAGGTTTTCTGGTATGCAAAATATTGATGATGAGACACGTAGACGGTTACGTGAAGAGCCTTCTTTCTTTGTAGAGAAGGTATTAGGAATCGAAGCTTATCCATATCAGAAACAGTTTATAGATTCTAAAAAAGACAGAAAAGCTGTCGTTGGTGGTCGTCAGATTGGCAAGACGACAATGATGGCTTGGATGGCGATACATGAATTTACCATGTTTAAAGATAGGAATATTCTTCTTATCGCGCCAACCCAACGACAGGCTCTCAATTTCATGCGGAAGTTGAAGAAAGAAATTGATGAGTGGATTGAAAATGAAGACGAGTACGGGTTAAAATACGTTTCCAAGTCTCGGATTGAAGGAGAGAACGGAAGTCGTATTGAAGCACTTCCTGCTCTTGAGGAGACTATTCGTGGTCTTACTATCGATTCAGCGTTCATTGATGAAGCGGCATTCATAGACCGTCATATTTTCACATCAATTGTGAGTCCCATGCTTGCGACAACTGACGGTCAATTTGTTATCGGATCTACGGCATGGGGTAAGGAAGGTTATCTGTATAACAAGTTCGATGAAGACGAATATTGGTTGAGCGAACGTTATACTTCAATGGAGAATCCCGATATTCCCGCCCGTCAAATTGAAGAATGGCGTCGGGACATGACTGAAATAGAATTTCAGCGAGAGGTTCTTGCTCAGTTCTCCGATAAGAAGAATGCGTTCTTCAAAAACCGAGATATTAATTCGGCATTAGAATGGCTTAATGAAGATGGCCTTCCGAAAAATGTTATTTATCCCGACAGGGCAGGGCGTACTTCTTACTTAGGAGTCGATCCTGCTACAACGGGGGATGATAAGGCTGTTCTCACTTCAGTTGATTCTGAAGATAATGTATACGAGATAAAAGTCATTGAGCAATGTGAAATTCCCGAGTTGGAAAAAGAGATTCGTGGGAAAATAAATGCTCCTGATAGAAATTATATTAACGTATACATTGAAGAGAACGGGCTTGGCGAAGGTACGGTTCATAGGTTTGAACGAGAGTTTAAGCAAGTTGAAGGATTCCGTACAACGATTCGGAGTAAGGAATCTATCTATAATCAAGTGAAGAATAAGATGGAGAAAGGCGAGCTTATGATTCCTGATAGAGAAGATTTCAAAAAGCAACTCCGAACTATCGAATACGAAATGACTGAGCGTGGTAATATGAAAATCTACGCTCCGGGAGATAGCCATGACGATATGGCTGATTCGCTCGCCTTGGCTGTTGCAGCTAAATCTGGCAATAGATACGTAGAGCGGCAAAAGAAGTTTTACTCTTTCAGTAGTTCGGGTAATGAATCTGCTGAAGGGTCTAGTAAAAGAGCTTTTACATTTTAAACTATGGGACTGAAGGATACGATTACTAACACGGGCAATTTGGTAGCAGAAGAGTTACAACGAGCAGCGGAGCCTGATGCCCGTTCAGTAGACAACCATCCTTCAGAATTATCGACGGACAACTTTACCCGGACAGCCCGAAGTGGGAAGGCTGATAAACACTTCCCCAACGAGCAGAAGTTAGATCGATATTGGCAGATATATAAGGAAGTCCCGATTGTTCGACATCCCATTCGTTCATTTGCTTCGGAAGTAGTGAGTCCGGGATATTACGTTGATACTGATAACGAGGATTTGAAGGAAGAGTTAGAAGAGTGGCTTCAACATTGTTCAATTGTTGATGGAGAGGTTGGTAAAGACTTCTCTATGCTTCTGAAGAAAGCTCAAATTCAACGTGAAGTTAAAGGAACTTCGCTTTGTGAGAAAGTAAGTACGCAGGATGGTGAATTATATGGTTTCAAGCTCATGCGTCCTGAAACTGTAAGAGCTTTCACTAAGCCGGGACAGGCTGTTCTTCTACCTCCTGATTATGATCCCGAGGAAATGGTTGATAATAACGATGGGATAATGCGTAATCTTATTAACAACCAAGACTTCTATCGCAATGATGAAGAAGAGATTGCGGCTTATGTCCAGCTTGATGATGTTGTAACCAACCAGTCGGACGATGGATATTATATTCCCTTCACACGCGATGAAGTGATAAAACTCACTCGGGATACAGATACAGGAGAGATTTTCGGTGAGAGTCGTATTTCTGCTGTTGAAGACAGAATTAATAGTCTCCTGAAGAAGCTTGATGATGCTGATAAGGCCATCGAGTCTACTGCTTCCCCACTCCAACTGTTTAAGTTCGGTGTAGGAGATGATGGTCCTTGGTCGCCTGAAGAGATTGCTGGTTTCATGAACGAACACAAGCAGAGTGAATTTGAAGCTGGCATGAAGCAGGGTGTCCAAGGTGATGTTACAGTTGAAGAGTATGGCGGTGAAGTTCCTCCCGTTGGAGAATTTTTAGAGTGGGATCTTAATTATATTATGTCTGAAATGCCTATGCCCAAGTACGCTCTTGGTGGGTTTACTTCGGACGTGAATCAATTCGTATCCCGCTCTCAATCTGCTCGACTTGAAAATCAAAAGAAAGAGGCTAGAAAAGAGATTTCGAATGAATGGACTCCCGTTCTGAAGGATAAAGCTGAAGAGCTTGATTATGACCCTGATGAAGTAAACGCTCTCGTGATTGGAGAAGATCCGAGTGATATGGGACTTGAAGATGTTCTTCGGCAAGAGGGAGTAGATGAAGACCGTGTAAAAGAAATAGCTAATTCTGAAGGCGGTCCTTCAGGTGAGAATACCAAAAGACCCCCGGCCTCTACTGAAGATAGAAATGGTGGGGGCGATACAGTTAATGGTGATAATTAATGGTAGATAAAGGATTACAACGTGTAGGGGGTCGTGGTTTTCTCGATGATTCTGAAGAAGACGACGATCTCTATACTATTCATGGTATAGCAATTGGAGCCGGTGATATTACATTAGGTAGTAAGTCCGGTGAAAGAAAGTATTGGACTGAAGATGTTCTTGCAGATGGTGCTTCTACTCTTGAAGGGAAGCAGATTGTAGCTAATCACGAAAATCGAGATATTTACTCGGTTGTAGGTAAAGTTACTGATGCTTCTTATTCGGAAGAGAAACAAGGTGTAGTGTATCAAGGTGTTGTTGATGAAGAGCTAATTGCAAAAAGAATTAGTCGTGGTTGGCTTGATGTTAGCCCACGTATTATTCATACTGAAGGTGAGGTTACTGAGAAC